CCGCTCTTCCATAGCCCGAACCTTGTCGGGGTTTTCAGCTTTCCAACGGGCTAGTCCCGCCGCCGCCTTGGCCTTTTCCCGCGCCTGATAACGCTTCTTTTGGTATTCACTGCCCGCCCCACGATGCTCTTTGTGGCGCTGGCGGTCATACTCGCGAAGGCGCTCAAGATTGCGCTGGCGATAAGCGCGACACTGCTCGCGGTTGCGCTCGCGGCGCTCTTCCTCGGTAAGCGTAACTCTGCTAGGGGCTTTGTCAGCCATATCGAACCTCGCACGTTCGCGTTGGTCAGGGCTGCGCGGGTCTAGACCACCCGTTGCAGCCCGAATTTTATAGCAGATTCAACGGACTTCACCAAGCCCTAACTAGGTGTGCGCTTGTTCCTTCTCAGCCCCGCGTCAACGCGATCCCAAGCGGCAAGCCACCGCTTGAGAGCCTCTTTCTTGTCGGGTTGGTAGCCGGTGAATTGCTCGAAGCTCGGCGGCTCCTTGTGATGGGGGAGCATGGCTCCCCACCACGTCAGCGCCTTTTGAGCCTTCCACCTCTCCGCCGCGCCATCCATCTCCAGGGCAAATAGACGCGGGGTGATTTCCCAAAATCGTGCCGGATCGAAACCGGCGGCGATATAGGACTTGCAAAGGGCGGCAAGGTCTAGCCCGCCTTCCCCTTTTTCGCTTGGCCGTTTCCCGCCTGATCCGGGAACGCGGTCATGATGATTTCGCCGACAATCGCGGTGTTCGCCGTGGCGATCTCGTCTGCCAGTTCGTCGGCCTGCTCGGCACTCAGGCCGCTGCCCTTTTGCAGCGCCTCGGACACAAGGTCGAGAACCGCGCCCATGTTGGGGATGTCGCCAGCGGTGCCGTCGAGCATCCCCGCGATGTTGAGGCCGTGCTTGCCTTGCAGCTTGGCAAGACCGCGCATGGTCAGGCGCAGCTCGTAAGTCTTGCCGCCGTGTTCGTGCTGGAGTGCGCCGGTAGGATCAGCCATGCGTCACCTCCGATCAGTTGCCAGAAGGCGGCGGAGGCGGGGTCGGGATGGTGCGGACGTTGGTCGGTTGCCGGTCGAGAATCTTGAACTCGACCGCAGCCATCGCCTTTTCGCCCACGTTGCCGATGGGGTTGAAAGCGTTGACGTAACCGCGATAGGTGCGGCGGATGCCTGCGCCAGCCGGATCGACGTTGAACTCCATCAGGACGATTTCGCGGTCGCCCGCAGCGGTCTTTGCCGCCAATTCTTCAAGCAGATCGTCGCCCAAGTCGCCCCAAAGCTGCTTGTCCTGCGACCAGTCCACGACCGGGATAAGGCCGGGGATGGTTTCGCGGGTGCGTCCCGGCGATTGCAGGTGCGTCACGTCGATGTCTTCGGGAACCTGATTGGGGAAAGGCAGGTTCTCGAAACCCAAAATCTGCCGCCAGTTCGGGGTAGCACCCCGCCCAATCCACAGTTCCCAATCATAGGCAAGCTCAACTTGGCTAGCTGTCTGAGGCATTATTCGCACTCCATCCGTAGGTGAAATCCATGCTCACTCGGTAGGGTCGTTCAGCCTCATTGCTGCCGCCCTCGCGGGTGTCTCTTGTCCGGTCGTGGCGGATCAGGCTGAAGCCGCCGCCCCGATAACCATGCAGAAGCTCGCGGATCGCGCGCGAAACCGCCTTCGCGTCGGCGCGGTCGAGCGAATAAACGTCGATCTGGGCAATGCCTTCGTGCAGCCCGTTCGGGCCGTTCATGACCAAGCCCTCGGCATTGGCGACGATGTTAAGAACGACCTTGGGGTATCCGATGCCCTGCGGCGCGGTGAACCAGCCGATGGCCTGCGCGGGGATCGAGAGGTTGGCTTCGAGGAGGGCTTGCAGTTCCTCTTCCATGGCCTACCCCTTCGCCGCCAAGCGCGCCGCCTTGCGTTCAGCGCGGGCAATCGTCTTGGATATGTCCGCCCACAATTCCTCGCGCAGCGTGTTCATGTAGGGCCGCGCGCCTTCCTGAAAGGCAGGCCGCATGAACGGCTGCGGGGCGTTGCTTTCGGTCCCGAACTCTTGTGTGTGCGCGCTGGCGAGCGGCCCCGCCCCCACGAACATCTCCACCGCCGCGCGGTCGTCCGCGAACATCTTGCGGTGAATGCGTGACTGGCGACGGCTCAATTTCGTGCTGACAGTGATGCTCTCGGCAAGGTTGCCCCGGTCGCGCGGTGCCAGCCGTGCCGCCGTTTCCGCGATAGGCTGCGCGGCCTTCTTCATCGCCCGCCGCGCCGATGCCTTGCGCTGGTTGGGGTTTGCCAGCTTTTCAAGCTCTGCCTCCAGTTCGGCAAAGCCCTCAAGCTGAAACGTCGTTTTCATCGTTCCGCGCCGCCGCCGTGATCTCGATAAACCGACGCCGGTCCACCTGCTTGACGCCGAAAATATCGTATTCCAGCCCCTCGCAAGCCACGCGCCAGCCGGGATTTACGCTCGCCGTGAAAGCCGACCAGCGCACCATGAAGCGCGTCGTGACGTGCGCCTGCACTTCGCCCGCGCGCCAGCGTTCGCCGTCGCTGATGTCCTTCTTGCTGGCGGGCTCCAGTCCGCCCTCGTCACCCCAGCTTTCCGCATAGCCGAAGCCGTCCGAAGCGAGCGACCGCTTGCGGAACTGCACCCGGCGGTCGAGCCTTACACCCTGTGCCACCGGAGCGCCCCGATCATGCTGTCAATGCTGCGCGTGATCGCGTCACCATCCGGCCCCGACAGCGCATCATATTCGCGTAGCACCATCAGCTTCACCAGCGATTGCGCCAGCGGCAGGCGCTCATCCGAAAGCCCGCTCACGAACTCAATCATCAGCGGCTCGTCTGCGCCCGCATCCTCCACCGTCACCAGCGGCCCCGCGAAACTGCACTTCACGCTCACGTCCAGCGCGCCAGACACGCCCTGCGCGGTCACATTGCTAGCTTCCGGAAACGGCAACAGGTGCGGCCCCGGCCCGGTCACGTCCACAGCCCATGTCTGCGGCATGATGCAGCGCCCCAGAACGCCGCCCCAGCCGTCAAGCATCGCCACCGCGCCCGCGATCAGGCTGTCAATCATAGCGTCGTCGTCGTCGTGAACGGCGCGCAGATGGGCCTTCATGTCGGCCAGATCGACCGGCAGGATCGCAGGCGGGGTGACGAGATAGGGGGTCATTCTTCGCCTTTCGGCTTCCGTCCACGACGCCGGGTCGCGTTCTCGCCAGCAGGGGAACCGCCGGGGCGTCCGTCGCCGTCATGGTCGAGCGGGTGGGGCTTTACGCCCGCCGCTTCCGCCATTCCGCAAGCGATGAAGGATTGAGCCAGCGCCTCGCCGACCTCGTATTCGCCGTCCTGCGCAAATTCCTGTGCGGTGAAGCCGTCCTCAGAGCCGACCGCCGTGATTTTCATCTTGATACGCATTTCACACCTCGCTGAAAGGGCCGGGAAGGTCTCCCCTCCCGGCCACATTCATCAGGCCACCGGGCGCTGGGCAGCGTCGCCCAGAATGAACGCCGCCGAGTAGGCGACGGACGTGCCCGAGTTGAGGGTGCCGAAGGCGCGCAGGTAGCGACGCCCACCCCGATAGCCGACCTTGGGGGTCGTGTTCGCCACCAGCGCCGCCGGGAACGAACCGTGCAAGTCGGCAGCGGTCACGTCATCCCAATCGGTGCCGTTGACCGAATGCTGCATCTTGACAGTCACGTTGCCCGAGCCAGCGACAGCACCCACAGCGATGGCGACCATCGCGGACTCGAAACCGCGAGTGTCAACCGTTTCGCCGGTCACCGTCGAAGCGGAGTGAACCGCCGGAGGGATGCTCTCACGAATGGCGAGGTTCCTCGCCAGATCACGCATTGCCATGATTTGGGCTCCTTACGAACCGAAGCGGAGGAACTTCACCGCCTCGAAGTTGATGGCCGCACCGCCGACGCGCTTCGTGGTGTAGAAGCGGATGAACGGCTTGTCGGTGAACGGATCGCGCAGCACGCGGATGCCGAGACGATCAACGATGGTGTAAGCCTGGGCGAAATCGCCAAAAGCCACCGCCAGAGCGTTGGTCGTGGTCGAAAGCGGCATGTCTTCCGCTTCGACAATCGGATAACCGAGCAGCAGACCACCCTGACGAGCCTCGAAGTTCGGCTGCCAGATGTAGTTGTTGTCGCCATCCTTCAGCTTGCGGACTTCCGCAACCGTCCGGCGAGACATCATCCACGCACCATTGCCACGGAAGTTGGCCTTGAGCGCGAACACAAGGTCAATCAGCTTGTCGGTGCCGTTCTGTCCGGTGCCGAACGAGCCAGCCGAGCCAGTGTTGATGTGCTCGAAGGTGCCCCAAGCGCGCGAAGCGTCAGGGGTGGCTGCGGTGGTGTAGGTCAGGATGCCGCGCGGCTTCTCGACGCCATCGCCCGAGATGAAGGCGAGGTTTTCGGCGCGGGCGAACTTGTCCGCAACCTTGCCGCCGAGCCAACCCTCGATGTCGAAGGCGCTGTCGTCCAGC